AGCCAACTTGCCGGCCGTGTGCGTGGATTGCGGACATATTATCATTGACACATACATTTTAAAGTAGTATGATCTTCTTGTGAGGTGATAGCAATGGAAACGATAGCACAACTTGTTTCAACTTTAGGCTTTCCGATAGCTGTTTGTGTTTATATGTTTTGGTCTCAGGAGAAAGAACGAGAGACCCACAAAGAGGAAACCGCGAAATTGACTGAAGCTCTGAACAACAATACGCTCGTTATTCAGTCTTTAAAAGACGCTATAGACCATCTTACAAAATAACAAGCTGCCGTGCGCTATGTACAGGGCCGGAAGCCCGCGCGTGAGACGTACAACTCATAAAACGGCAGCTTGTTTATAAAAAGAGAGGGTGCAGCATGAAAGACAATTATACTGTAGCTGTTGAAGTGATAGCCGGTCTTTATGGCAACGGAGAAGAGCGCAAGCGCAAGTTGCAGGAACTTGGCTACAATTATACAGAGGTTCAATCCATTGTGAACACGCTTGTTTATGACGGCATGACAGGCCAAGAGGCTGCCGCGCGTTTACAACCGCAGGTTACAATGTCAGAACCAGAACCGGCCGAACCGGAATATCTTGAAGTGGACTACGACAATTCCAAGTATAAAGGGATTGTTGTAAATATAATTATTTGAGAGGAACAGAGAAACATGACAATTTCAGAGAGAATCAATTTACACCGCTGCGGCTACTCACGCGCCGAGATTGACGCGCTGGCTGCCGCAGAAAAAGAAGAGGCCGCAGCGGAACAGGCTACCACCGCAGAACCCGCAGAGGATCAGGACGCAGAACCCGAAGCGCAGGAACAGACCCAGCCCGCACAGGATCAGGCCGCAGCCGGAAACCGTGAAATCCTCGATGCAATCAATAATCTCACGGCTGCGCTTCAGGCTCGTAACGTCAACACCCAGCAGCAGCCGGAAAACGCCCCGCAGACTATGAATGATCTAATCAATATACTTTAAAAGGAAGGTGCAAATATGAACAGTTTTGACATTTCTCAGGTTTCAACTATCGTTAACAACATTTTGCAGCAGATGACAGGTCAGACTTCGCAGACCGTCATTCAGAATGCTTCCGATTTTGCCGCTGTTGCGCAGACCCTTCTCCGTACCGGTTACGATCCCGTAATTAACGCGATCTCTCAGGTATTCAGCCGTTCGATCTTCTCTTATAGGGATTACAACGCCCCGCTCAATGATCTGTACATGGACGCGCCGCGCTGGGGCAACGCTGTCCGTAAACTCTCCCCTGTTGCCATGGCTGCCGTGGACAATGAGGAATTTAAATGGCCGTCCGCGTATGACGCATCGCAGACCCCGCCGAGCGGCAACGGTCAGAGCGTGGACCACTACAGGATCAGCAAACAGGATGTTTTGCAGACGAATTTTTACGGCTCGGCCACGTACGCGCAGCGGTACAGCATTTTCCGTAATCAGTTTGAAGTGGCGTTTACTGGACCTGAAGAGTTTGGCCGGTTCACGGCTATGCTGGCCGCCGAGCGCAAGAACGACCGCGAAAGCTACAAGGAAAGCCTCGCTCACGGTCTACAGGCCGTCCTTATTGGTGCGCTGATTGACGAGGCGAACAGTATGCGCGTGATCCATCTGCTTACCGAGTATAATGCTGCTACGGGTCTTTCTCTCACTTCTCAGACCGTTTATCAGCCGCAGAACTTCGGTCCGTTCATGCGCTGGACATATGCCCGCATTGCTACGCTTGGCCGTATGTTTGCAAAGCGTTCCGAGGCGTATCAGACCGTGATTACAGGTAAAACGATCCTTCGTCACACTCCGGCTCGTGATCTGCGTATCGCGATCTTTGCCCCTGTTATGGAACAGATGCGTTCCATGGTTCTCTCTACCACGTTCAATGACGAATACCTTAAAAACGCAGTTGTTGAAGAGGTTGATTACTGGCAGAGTATCGACGATCCCGACAGCATCAATGTTGTTCCGGTCTACACCGACAACACCGGCGCGATTACAACCGCTCAGGCTGCCGTTGTCCAGACTGACATTTTCGGCCTCGTGCATGACCGCGCTGCAATCGGTTACAGCGACGTTGAAAACTGGTCCGGTGTTACCCCGCTCAACATTGACGGCGGTTACTGGAACGAGGCCCACCATACCCGTTTCAAGTCTATGCTTGACAACACCGAAAAGGCAGCCGTTCTGATCCTCGATTAAGTTGGTGTTTCTCCCCTCTCTCCGGTTTTTGGGGCAAGTGGTTTCTGTCATTTTCCACTTGCCCCGCTTTTATAATGAGGTGAAATTATGGCTTTAACTGCAAAATTTTATCAGTTTGGAAAAAAGAACAACAGCACAAAACAGCCTCTTCTTTCTAATCTCTCATTTACTGCATACGTGGAGTTGAAAGATTCCTGTTCGATTATAAACCCGGTGCTTGTTCTTAATCTTGACGGCGTTCCGGTTTCTGATTACGGGGTATTATCCTGTAACTATCTGGAAATTCCGGAATTTGGCCGTTTTTACTTTATTAATGACTGGGTGTGGTCTGGTGGTGTGTGGCAGTGTACGTGTACATCTGACCCGCTGGCCACGTTTAAGACTGCTATCCTGCAACAGACGTTTTATGTCATGCGCTCCACTTATGACAATTATGGGAACGTGCTTTATGACGGCACAGTTGGAGATAGTAAATACCCGGTCACGGCCGCGCAGCCCACGTATAGCTCGGATGCTGACGATAACCCGTTTACAGAGGTTGACGGTGTTTACATCGTCGGTATTATCAATTCATACAGCGAAAACGGTGCTGTAACTTATTACACGTTTAACGCAATCGGCTTTCGAGTTTTCTGCTCTCAGCTTTTCAACTACTCTTCAGGCTGGCTTGATATAGATACCACAGAGATTTCGGAAGACCTGCAAAAAGCGCTTGTAAATCCGTTTCAGTATGTTGTCTCATGTCAGTATTTGCCGATTAACGTGCAGGACGTAATAGACATAGGCGGTACAGCAACAACAACAATTCGTTTCGGCTGGTGGAATGTGACCGTTCCGCAGGGCGCGCGGATCATAGATACAACCGCGCGTGTCAGGCGTACCAACTCTCTTGCTATTACGCGACATCCTCTGGCGGCAACTCGTGGATCGTACTTGAACCTCTCCCCGTATTCTATCTACACGCTGCGCTATTACCCCTTCGGCACTATTAATATTGACAGTGAAGCAATAGCTGGATGGAACACGTTAGACCTATACGCTGATCTTGATTTGTGTACCGGGAAAGGAATTTTGAATATCTGCGTCAATGGCTTCAACAATCCTATTCGTACGATTGAAGCGCAAATTGGTGTACCGATTCCGACAGCATCCCTGCAAACAAGTTACAGCAACATTGCAACAGGTAATACCGCGCTCATGGCCGCGGGTGCTACTCTGATTGGTGGTATCAACACCCAGGCTGAAACCGTCGAAAATCCTGTGAGCTATAACGGCGGCGGTTTCCTCGACACGTTGAGGGGTACATGGCAGCGGATGAAATCAGATTTTAAGCATATGGGCGAACAGGTGAGCGGTGCAGTTGGCAGCGGCGGTATTAAACAAATGGCTTCTGACATTTTTAACCTTGCTGTGGCTGCCTCTACTACCGCAGAAATTCAGGGTATGCAAGGCAACGCGTCCGCGTACAATGCGCAGACCCTCACTCTGTCCGGGCGTTTCCTTCCTATTGTCTCTGAAGACTTTGACCATATCGGCCGCCCGCTCATGGCCCTGCGGCAGCTTGGCACGCTTTCCGGCTTTGTCCTGTGCCGTGATGCTGACGTGTCGTTCATCTGTACCGAAAGAGAACGCGACGCGGTGAAAGCGTTTCTTGAAGGTGGGTTTTTCATAGAATAGCCTTCTCGCGGCCATAAAGGGGCCTTCCTGCGTTTTGCCGTGTGGGTGTGTCTTTATATACCCTCACGCTTAAAACGCGATATACGAAATCCCTTCTTATAGTTTTCAGAACTTTTAAGGCAAAAACAAGAAAAGAGGCGATTTGATGAACTGGCACGCTAAAGCAACCGGTGCGTATGCAATGGAAAGCACGGAAGCATACGAAAATGCAGTAATGGCTTGGGGTGTCCTTCAGGCGCGCGGCTGGTCTTTGCTGGCCTTCTGCGGTATGTGGGGAAATGTGAACAGCGAGAGCGGTTATAATCCTTGGCGCTGGCAAAGTGACGTTGTTCTCCCTGAGGGCGATTCTCGCATAGACTACCAGAACGGCCACGCTTATGGCCTCTGTCAGTGGGACGCGGCTGCAAAGTATATCAACGGCGGCCGGATGTATTCAGGGTATGGTCCGAACTATTCAGACCTTGTCGGAAACATCCGCGACGGGCAAGCACAGATGAACTTTCTGGATGATACCGCAGTTTCTTCCGGTCAGTATTTCCCGAATCCGAATTATAATTATCAAATCAGTTATGACAACTATAAACTCATGACTCTTGATAATTACACGTTTGAATATGCAACGCGCGCTTGGTTTCACAACTATGAGCGCGGAACTTGGGACCCTTACCGTGTGACCGCGTGCGAATACTTTTATTATGAATTGCAGGGCGTTGTTCCACCACCGCCCGTTGGAACAAATGTTCCTATCTGGTTACTGTTCAAACTCAAATATAGAAATGAGGGAAAAGAAATTGTTTGATTATTACGAAATATCAGATATCATTGGTTCGGCCTGTGTTCCGGGTGCGGTCCATCCTCTCAATAATAAGACGGCAGCATACTTTTACAGGTATCTTTTGGAAAAAGCAATTTCTGTTTTTAAATGGAAACTGCCAAAACACTGGAACGAGGATTATTTTACATATGTCCTCTATCTGGCCGGGTACGTCGGTGTTATTAAAACTGAAAAGTTTGGTACAATCCCTCAGTGGGGAACGCTGGCCGGTTATAACGTATTCTATGCTCCGGCACGTTTCCTCTACTCTAACCCGCTTATCGGTTCAGGCGATCTTGTTATACATGAAGACTGCGAGCTTTTTAAGCTGCAAGGTGATTATCTCGGAATTACGGATATGTTGGATTACTACGCGAGCCAAATGGCCACGCTTGCCGAATCTGTCCTGATAAACTCGACAAACAGCAAACTCTCAAAAATCTTTTGGGCCGGAAGTCAGGCCGACGCGGAAAGCTTTAAAAAGATGGTCGATAAAGTTAATCAGGGCGATCCGGCTGTGGTGATTGACAAGGCCCTGAAGAGTAAGAGCGAGGACACAAAGAACCCGTTAAGCTGGCAATGGTACAACGAAAACCTGAAAGAAAATTACCTTGTGTCGGATATGCTGTCAGACCTGCGGAAACTTGAGAATGATTTCTGCACAGATGTTGGTATCCCGAACGCGAACACCGACAAACGCGAAAGACTCATAACCGATGAAGTGAACGCGAACAATGAAGAAACCGCGATCAGAGCGGCGCGCTGGCTGGAACGCTTGAAGGATTGCGCGGAACGCGTCAATGATATGTATTCACTCGAAATCACTGTAGACTGGAGGTATAAACACAATGCGCAGCAGCTTGTCGATCCTCGGACTGTATAACTACGACCCCGCGATATTTGACCGCCTCGCGCTGCCTGACGGCATAGATCAGGAATTACTTGTCAAAAATCTCGTGTGTGAGCTTGGCTGCCTTGAAGTGCTGTACCCGTCCGCGTCTTTTATGGCGGATATGATTGAACTGTGGTCAAATAAAGAGCTTCCGACGTGGGAACGTCTTTACAATACCATGTTAATCGAGTATAATCCTATTGAGAACTACGACAGGCAGGAAGAGTGGTCAGATGACCGCGACGAGACGCGGGAAAGCACCGTGAACGATTCAACGATCCTCGACGGGCAGACCCAGAACAGCGGCAGCATAACGCACACGATCAACAACCGCACAAACGATCACAAAGTGACAGGGTACAACAGTAATTCCCTCGTACCTCAAGCGCAGGATGTTGAACACGGATCAACTGTTGACACCGACGCGACAAAACAGGAAGTTGACAGTACGACGACCAGAACCGGCGGCGGCACGGAAGAGACAGACAGCACGACAACTCACAAAGGCCGCGTGCATGGCAATATCGGTGTTACAACTTCACAGCAGATGTTGACCGCTGAACTTGAACTTGTCCCGCAGCTTAACATTATTAATTATATCATTTCGTCATTCAAGAATCGGTTTTGTGTTCTGGTATATTAAAAGGAAGGTGGTTTTATGTTTGGTTTTCCATGGTCGAATTTCCACGAACTTAATCTTGATTGGATTTTGTCCGTTGTAAAAGAGGCCAAAGAAATCTTTGTAAAAGGGGAAGGTGATATTAAACACGCTGTAGAGACTGCGGATCAGGCGTTGGAAACTGCGGAACAGGCTGCGGCCGGTGTCATCGCCGACGGTGCTGTCAAGATCCCCAAGATCAACGCGGAAGTGTTTCACTTGTTTGCTTACATCGTTTCCGGCAGCTTAACAGATCAGGCGATCCCGAAAGACGCGCTTATTATTCTGCGCAAGTCTACCGTGTACAATGTGAACGACGGCATTTACACTGCTGCCGCAGATATCCAGGCAAACACAATCTTGACAGGTGCGGACCTGCTACAGCCTCAGACCCTGACCGACGGCGGTGGATTGAACTATCTTCTGGATATGATCGGAACGGTACGCGGCAGCGTCGATTTGGTGGAGGCCGGACTTGTAATTATCGTCGATGGTGACGAGGCTTCTGCTGCCGTTCCCGCAAATGGTCTTGCGTACATCAAAAACAATACGCATGGTTTGACCGAGGGCCTTTATTACAATCACACAGCAAGCCCCTTCCCGGCCACAGGCGGCACGGCAGACTCGGACACATTCACCGCTGTGACGGATGTACTGAACAGTTTTTTGACCTCTCTCAACTCTCTTACATCTGACGAGATCGAGAACAGCAGCACGGTCACGGGCAATACTGTCACGGACGCGTTAGACAATTTAAAGACCTCTTTAAACCACTTGGAAGGTGGTCTCGCAATCATCGTTAACGGTGATACTTGCTCAACTGCTGTCCCTGTCGGCGGCTATGCCTATGTTAAAAACAATACGCACGGGCTGGCTGAAGGATTGTACGCGAATACATCCGCATCCGCATTTCCGACAAGTGGCGGCACGGCAAATAGTTCTGTATTTACGGCAGTTTCAGACGGCGGGTTGAACAGTCTAAAAAACTCTTTTAACAGCAGAAAACTAATTACAGTATATTCAGGCCCTCAAGTGCTTTTAAACACAACAGCGTCTATACCTATTTCCAATTTGGGTAGTTATCAGACATTGATTTTTGTATTTCAGTACGGCGCCAACGGCAACTACTACCAGCAGAGAATCTATCCCGGACTTATGCCTTGGCCTGCTCTTGTGGCAACTCTGGTATCAAATGTTTGGTCTGATATTAGATTTGATAATTCACAAAATAAAATAACCGTTAGTGGTGTTGGTTCAACATCTGGCGTATATCTTGATTGTATTTATGGATGCACTGAGCATGTTTAAGCATACTACTTCGAAAGGAGAATAAATAATGGAAAACCAGTTTTACATTCACGAAATAAGAGGCAAGAACAACAAAATTGCCAACAAGGGAATTGTTGTTGCGGCAACCTATGACGAAGCCCGGCAGGGCTACCACGCATACTTGGGCGCTTATGGCTATGGCAATGACGAGAACACCGATTTTGTATTGGTTATGATTACGGATAAGACCGGAACGGTTCTCATGTCTGAAACGTGGAACGCTCCCCAGCCTGAGCCGAATGCCTGAAGTGGTTTAAGGCAGACATTTAAAGCGAGGAAGAATCAATGGGAAACTGCGAAATGTGCATCAACCGGTCTGAATGCGAAAATCTTAAAAGGACATTCGCAGAGATACGAGAACGGGAACAAGAGTTGGAAGAACCATACAGGCTTGATCTTGTCAATTTAAAAGAAGCCGTTCAGTTGCTTGAAAAGGCAAAAAGTTAAATGGAATGACATGAAAAACGTAATTATAGCATTTATCTGTGGGTTCTTAATTGGCGTTATAATTATGTGTTTAATCATAAGTCATGCTGTTCCGATCTGAGTTGATTTAAAGCAGACCTTAACTCCATTCCAGGTTACAAAGAGTTTATTTCTCACGAGGCGGCTTAAAGCAAGAGCGAAAAGAAGACCCTGTAGAGATTCTACAGGGCCTTTTCTTTTAGCTTTCCAACCGGAAGTCTTTAATTTTCTTCTGCGCTTTAAGGTTCTCATAGAACCTCACTACGCGACCTGTGGCCATCGCCTCACCGAACTTGGTGCGCTTCTCGATTACTTTATGTTCCTCGTGTACGGTCTTCCCGTCCGGCAGCTTGACGGCGATCTTGAAGAGATAACAGATATCATTCATTATGCTACGAAATCGCAGTCAAGCTCGCAGTTGACATAGTTCCTGCCGCTCTTGCTCTGGCCGCCGGTGACGAGAATTGCAAACTGCTCGCCGTCCATGATATCGACGATCTCAAGAAAGCTGCGGATAAAGGTGGCGGAGATCGTGCCGAACTTGTGGCCACCGCTGGTGAAGGTGAGTACACGCTGTGTGTATTCCTCTTCGCTGCCGTCCTGCTTTTTGCGCGTCTTCACGTCGTCATACAGGGCATACTTTTCGACGGGCAGGGAAATTCCCTTTTCCAGACCCTCAATTTTCAGGCTGTCGCCTTTGGTCATACGGTACACGTCGCGCTTGTTTTCGGTGTCGATGTTGGTTTTAATAAAAGTCATTTCTGACCCCTTTCCCGGCCTGTGGCCGATTTAAAATTATTTTGGGTGCATTTGCCCCCGTGACAGAACCGGAACGCTTTCTGTTCCGGTTCTGTAGCCGAGGCGAATGATTAATAAGGCAGCTTAGAAAGTAAAGCTTTGATCTGTCTTAGTTTTTCGCACGCACTCTGCACCAAATCGGCACATTCAGGATCATCTTTGAATTGATTTATAAATGACACTTGTTCAACTTCTGCACTGATTAGAGCGAAACGAAGTGCGGAATATTCATCAGTTGTAAGCGTCAATTCGTGAGTGTCAAAAACTTTAATTTGTTTCATTGTGTTCTCTCCTTTTTATAAAATTATCTCCGGGCTTCTAATGTACCATAAAAGAAAACAGATTACAAGAACTTTTTTCAAATTTTTGTAGATTTTAAAAGTTTACCCATTTTAAACAAAAATTGTTTACTTTCCTTAATCAATGAACTGTAATCTTCTGTCAGGTCTAACGTGTAATCTTTATCTTTAATCGTCACGTTCCGCGTGATGTCCAAAGTATGGCCGTCTATCTCTATTTCACCAAAGTGACCGTCATTGTATATGCTGGCAGTCTTCCCGCAGTTGTGGAACACAAAGCCCGGTTGAAACGCTTCTATACCACCAGCGGCGATCAGAGCGGCCGCGCCCTCTTTCTTTCCTACTCCGGCCAAAGTCAAGTGCAGCTTTTTGGCCGTGTCTATGTACGCGTACTTTTTCGCACCAAGAGTTATAAATGCGTCAAACTCTCCATCATCTTCATATACTCCACTGTAATGAGTGATCCCGTGTTTATCCGTTGCGTATAGCCCGCTGCGTATGGCCTTTTTCTTCTGCTCTTCATTGTACGCGGAAAAATCAACTTCCCCAAGGTGTTTACATGAATCGGTATCTACATATAAAAGCTGCTCACCGCAGAGCTTAATACCCTCTTCAAGTGCTGCGCGTGCGTGGGCAGTTGTCCAGCACGCGAACTGGTACACAGTAAACGCGCGCTTTCTGGCCCGCTCTAATAGCTCGGCCTCGGTGTAAGTGGTGTCTTCTTCATATAAACAATCACTATAGAGTATCAGGCTTTTCGCTGGATTCTGGCATGACATACCGTAAATTGAATTAAGAAGGTTTTTCGATTTCATATAGTATAATTCCTGTCCCGCAACATTCTTCAATTCTGTTTTGTTCCTGAAGTATTCTATGTTACAGTTTCTTATCCCTTCCGGCAGCGGACCATAATTCGATTTATACCCCTGAACAATGACAAGCTTTTTCCACGTGTATTGAAATTCCACTATGTCGAAATCTATATCATTTAGAACTATTTCAACATATGCAGCCTCAAGAATCCGGCCGTTATCTCTCCGCGCGCCGACGTGCTTTATACACTTGGCAATAGGCAAATAGGGCACTGGATAATAACGATCTTTCAGGCGTATATCCTCAAATATGCAATGCAGCAACAGGGCCTTGTGTTTACCGCGCAGCCGGTCGATCAGGCGCGGCGTCGGGTTTACGATCTCTTTAAACGGTGTCACAGGAAACGGATTGTTACACTGCTGCGCTGGGTAGCTTGAAGCGATGTCTTTACTTTTGCCACGCTGCCATATCACTTCGCCGCTGTAATACCGATTCCCGTGGACATTACCGCCACGAAACTCTCCGCGCAACATCCGAAACACGTCATAATCAGGATAAATACGATCTATGTCTAAGTGATACGGCTCCATAGCTCGCTTAACGTCGCGCCTGACAAATCCGGTACTTGTGAGAGGTAAAGTATATACCGTGTCGTTGTAAAGCTCCATAATGGCCTTCACACCCTCCACGCAGCCCAGAACGTCATATGCACAATACTTTAATTCTTTGTCCGTCAACGGTGTCCACGGAAAGCGCAGCACGGTATAGTCAAATTCCTCGCCGCTCAGCTTCTTGTGAGGTACGTCGTACTTATTAGTCATTTCATCAAGGCCCATATTCGAGAGAAGATAACTGCATCGAAACTCAAGCCAATTATTGAGAACAAAGTACAAAATTTTCCGTGACTCTACGCAAAAAACATCATCATTGGAAAATTCAAAAATACCGCTCAAGAACTGAAATTCAAATGAAGCGTTATGAATAAAACACAGAACCCTATAACCGTTAGACACAATCTTAAGCAAACGCACAAACTTTTTAAACTCTTCCCACGTGCGACCCATATAAACGCGGTCCTCTATTGCGAATTGCCATACGTACATAAAACTTTGATCGTTTGGCAGCGTGCTTGTCTCAATGTCAAAAGAGCATATCTCCCGATTATATACTACCTCTCTCCGGCCTCTGCTTGTACGCTTGTCCGGCCGTACATAGTGCAGCGCGGGCAAATCAGATAGTTTCATATCAGAGGCCCATATTACATTATTCTCCCACATATTCAGAAAAAATCCGTTCCCAGTCTGCGGGCGTTGCTCCCTCTTCAAACGCTGCCTCTACTTCTTCTGCATCTGAATCAAAAGAAAGCGCGTACGCAGAATCTTTAAACCACTTTAAAAACTCTATCCATTTTGTATAGTTGCTTTCGTCTATGTTCATACCGTGGGCCTGTGCCGTTTCAATGTACCTGTCCCGCATTTCACGCTGTCCTTTTATTGTGCTGCGCTTGCTCGACAAATACCGGTTTACGTCGGCGATCTCATGCAGGAGTGCAGATTGTGTAGTGAGATTGCGCAGCGTCAAGAACCGCTCAGGATCGGCGATCTCTCCAAACTCTGAAGACTGAACGCGCCTGTTACGGTCTGTTGCTGTTCTCCTCGCCTGTGTGTAATAGGACCTTAGCCGCTTTTCTGACAGATCACCGCGCACGACGGCAGCGGCTAACTCGTTATAGCTCATAGCCTGTATCTGTATATTTGAAATGTAATTAGCCATAATACGCTATCCTCTCAAATTCAATTTTTACTGCCGCAGTCTGGAAAAACATACGGCTTTTCAGGTACGCGGGAAAAATATAATTGTACTTACTCTTGAATGTCTTTATGCTGATCGGCGTTATCGAAAAATGCTCTTTTGCTTTCACCCCCTCAATTACATAATACTCACGCTTTGACTTGTGACGGCAGATCGTTATATTACCGATTGAAACAAGCAAATTGTATTCCTGGAGAGGTTTACTTGCTACGTGTTCATAATCAGCCCGCGCAAACTTGTTATCAAGTGACATATTGGAAAAGTCTGCATTGTTTGCGATCTGGTACAGCGCAGTTTGTTCCTTTTCCTTAGAAATAGGACTGTCTTTGAATAGGATAACTTCAACAAGGCCACCGCGCAGCGTGCGCACGGTCTGACCTCGGCGGCTCATTTCTTCAACATCTTTAAGCGCGCCGATTGCCTGTAAAATCTGGCTGTTGATGGTGTTGCTGTTTGACAACAGTACAAAGTGCATAGGCCGCAAACCTTTTAATTCCCTGTTACGGTTCAGGCTTTCAATCATATTCAGGAAGGCTGCACCCTCTTCCTTTATTACTATTCGCTCGTGTCGTTCCGGTATAATCTCATCAAATACGACAGTATCAAATGACTCCGGCAGCGATAGGCCGCGGATTGATGAGAACGTGGAGAGGGCAACACCGACAGCAAAGGGGTCCGGCTCTGGCTCTGGTTTTCCGTCAACTGTAGAGGCGCGGAAGAATCCTACAGAGTGTTTGCCGAGGCGTTGCGTGCATATGTACGTATGCAGGTCCGAGGCGATCACGTTGTATGGATTGAGAGCCTGTATAGTTGTCTCGTCAAGCTGCGTTTGTGTTCTGCGTACGTATATAAAATTTTGGCTGCGCTCATATAGTAAACGCAGGCAACCGTACGTTTTCCCTATACCACGGCCGCCAATGCCGACAGTAATAAACGATTTACTGTCTATAAGTATTTCAGGGTTTACCCACTTATTTTTGTATAGCTCCATCAAGTTTTCCTTTCATGTACGCACGTACTACGGACTCACCTACGGCAGCCAACAGGCTGGCAGACTCCGCGAGAGTTAGTTTTTCTTCCCAACACAGCCAACAATCAGTGCGAGTGCGGCATAGCTTCGCCGATACTTCTTCGGCCGGTGTATCAAAAAAGAACACGCGATCCTTGTATATAAGCGTTCCAGCAGGACAACCGTAAACGCCACCTATATAATCTTCGCTAACCATATCCGGCCTTATGATCTTAACCGCTTCTTTTCGGGTCATTATAACGCTTCACCTCTTTTCTTCTTTCTTGCTCACGAAAACAAGTCCATGAACAGTAATAAATGATGCTTGGCTTATCCTTCCGGTGCTGCCGAACAACCTTATACACCCATTCACAGGTAGGCACACAGAATTGACACTTACAAATAGGGCATACACGCAACATATATAAATTGTTTTTCATACGCTATCACCTCACAGGTTTAATATAAAATGGTACACACGCCCTGTAGCTTTCTTTTACTATCTCAGGTATACGCGCGATCATACGGTCAAATATGTAACTGTGTTCTTTGGTGTCTACCTCATAGCGTGAATTGTACACTACAATTAATTCCTCAATCTGATTATCAACGCATCGTATACGCGCTTCGTATCTGTTAAGATCGGCCATGCTCTCACCCCCCTTCTAACTTTCAAAGTTAGAATAGCACAAGCGCGAGCAGACATCAAGCACAATTTGTTTATGTCCGCAATCCACGCACACGGCCGGCAAGTTGGCTGCCTGGTCTGTGTCCGTGATCGGCGGACATTTCGTATGTGTCCGCGAGTGACGGACAAATCGGGGAAAGTGTCCGCGAGAGACGGACTCCCACCTTT